TATAACCAATAAACATTTATAATGAAAAACATTAATGAAAAAAGGAAAAAGTGTAAAATTAAATTTATACAATCCAATTAAATCGGTCTATGGTACCGTAGATTCAAAAAACTTAAAATCAGTTTACATAAACATTCAATCATGGGTGACCCCAAAAGAAGAATACGATAATTGGAATCGAGTTGTTTCCAATTTAAGTCGAGAAATTAAACATTCTGTTTATAAATCCATTAACACCAATTTATTCCAAAATAAAAGTATTGTGGATTTAGATTTAAGGACCAGTGGAATATCTCATGGTAAAAAATCATTCTTTAATTTAGAAATAAATCTATACACGACAAATGAATTAGATTTTAAATCCATAGAAATTAAAGACTCCGTAAAAAATATAGTCCAATCTATCTATGATAATAACATCACAACAAACAAATATTTTGAATTTTCAACCACAAAAAAAGAGGTTATCTTGTAAAGTATCATAATTGATATATTTATCTTAAAAAGAATTAATGAAACAATTAAGAATATTAGAGGCAACCGAAACCGGACACGGTATATTAGTTGAGGCAGACGCAGGTTGGGTTTCACCAAAAGACAAACATAATGAAAAAGTTTTAAAAGAGGCCAAAGAAATGGATTATAGAAACCCATTTGAATTTTATGCTGTTTTACAAAAATATGACACACCTAATAGAAACGGTAGAACATATCCTGAAAGGATATTAAAAAGAGAGGCCGACAATTATAAAATTGCAATCGAAAAAGGGTTATCAACATCAGAGTTAAATCACCCTGAATCATCTTTAATTGATTTAGACCGAGTATCTCATATCATAACTGACGTATGGTGGGACAGAAACATATTAATGGGAAAACTTAAATTATTAACTTCCCCGGGGTTTCACGAAAGAGGTATTGTTTCAACCAAAGGAGACCAAGCGGCAAACTTAATGAGACAAGGGGTTACTTTAGGTATTTCTTCTCGTGGGGTTGGTTCACTTAAAAAAGTTGGTGAAAGGAATGAAGTTCAAGATGATTTTGAATTAATTTGTTTTGACTTAGTATCATCACCATCAACACCGGGAGCGTATTTGTTTACAAATGCTGATGATAGAGACAAGTATGAAGAAAATCTTGAAGAAGAAAAAAAATATAAACAAAAAGACGATTATGTAGAGAAGTCAGTTGACTTAATGAAAAAATTAAACGACTTTTTAGGAAAATAAAAAAACACATGGAAGAAAAGTATTTCGTAGCAAAAATTCAGTATGACTTACCTGATGATAAAACAGGTAAAATTAAAAAAATTAGAGAAGAAAAACTTGTAGAAGGGTATTCAGTAACAGATGTTGAAGCCAAAGTTACAAAAAAATATGAGGGGTTTGCACATGAGTGGAGAATTACCTCAGTCTCTGAAAGTAAAATTGATGAGGTTATTCAATAACTAATTTTAAAAAAGTAGTCGAATTCGTCTACTTTTTTTTTGTACTTAAATAAAGTTTATTTTGTCTAATAGTTAGATAAAATAAACTTTTTTTGTTTTTGGTAATATTTATAATGAAAATAACAATAATTTTTCATGCAAGAAAATAACAAATTAGTACAAGAGGCACTTATTCAAATGAAACAAGTTGAAGAAGCTATAGCCGAAAATGCAAAAGGAATACTTGCTTCAACTATGAAGGAAGAAATCAATCAGTTAGTAAAAGAATCTCTTTCTGAACAAGAAGAAGATGAGGTTGAATTAGATGTTGACATGGATGATGAAATGGACTCTGACGAAGAGGAAATGGATTTTGATATGGATACTGATAATGAAGATGAGGATGAAATGGACATGGATTTTGACATGGACATGGATTCTGACGAAAGTCCAATTGATTTAACAGGAGCTTCTGATGAAGAAATTCTTAGAGTATTTAAAGCTATGGGTGAAGAAGATGGAATTATCGTTCAAAAGGACGGTGAGGATATTCATTTAACTGATAACGATAATGACTCAGAATACATTGTTAAACTTGGTGAGTCTGAAGATGAGGATGAATTGTTAGACGAAGAGGATGACATGGAATTTGATTTTGAAGAATTAGATGAAATGGATGACCAAACTACAGATGACGTACTTGATGCGATTTTTGCGGATGGTGATACTGATGACATCGAATTAGACCAAGACGAAGAAGAAGTTATGTTTGAAATTGAATTCGAAGACGATGAAGAAGAAGAATTTATCGACGAAGAAGATGATGACATGATAGACGAAGAAGACATGATGGACGAAGAGGACATGATGGACGAAGAGGACATGATGGACGAAGAAGAGGACTTAGAAGAATCTTACAACCGAAGAAGAACTGTTAGAGAATCAAAATCAACAATTAAACCTAAAGGTGTTGGAATTGGCTCAGGACCTAAATTTACTTACAAAGATAAAGCTTCAGGCGGATTCAATGAAAAAAGAAAAGAAGGACCTAAATCTGTTGGTACAGGTAAAGCTAAATTCGATTACAAGAAAGGCGAAAATATGGAAGGAAGTTCCAAAGTTGTTAAAGCAGAAACAAAAGAAGGTGCTCACGGAATGAACAAAGGTGATAAATCTAAAACCATGAAAGGTAAAGAAGATTACACTACTAAAAAAGGTGACACTTTAAAAAGAAAAGCTTTTGAAAAAGAAGAAACAAAAGAAGCTGCTAGAACATACGGAATGGGTTCTAAATCAGGTAGAGGATTAAGAAAAGGTATTACACCAAATCGTAATATCGTTTATAAAGAATCTACTCAAGAGGTAACTATGTTGAGAGAAAAAAATGAAGAATACAGAAAAGCGTTAAATGTTTTCAGAGAAAAACTTAACGAAGTTGCAATCTTCAATTCAAACTTGGCATATGCAACTAGATTGTTTACTGAACATTCGACTACTAAAAAAGAAAAAATTAATATCTTAAGAAGATTTGACGATGTTGAAACTTTAAAAGAATCTAAAAATCTTTATCAGTCAATCAAAGGTGAATTATCTAAACCGGAAATTAAAAAATCACTTAGTGAATCGGTAGAAAACAAAATTCAAAAAACTGTATCTACAGGTTCATCGACTACTTTAATTGAATCAAAAACTTACGAAAATCCGCAATTCATGAGAATGAAAGATTTAATGAGTAAATTAGGGTAATCAAAAATAAATAAATAAAAAATTAAAAACCAAATATTTTAAAATGGGAGCATTATTAGAATCAGGATTAGTTGGTAACATCGGGTTAAAACACCTTAAAGTTATCAAAGAAGACACAATCAACAAATGGGACAAATTAGGATTCTTAGAGGGTCTTAAAGGTCACATGAGAGAAAACGTTGCACAATTATATGAAAACCAAGCATCGTATTTAATTAACGAAGCATCATCTACATCTGATACAGGTGCATTTGAAACAGTGGTTTTCCCAATTGTTAGAAGAGTATTCTCTAAATTATTATCTAACGACATCGTTTCTGTACAAGCTATGAACTTACCAATTGGTAAATTATTCTACTTTGTACCAAATATTCAGTCTTACGACCCAGCGTTTTCTAACGCTAACAGTGGAGCACATTACGCACCTTACGGGGCACCAAATGCTAACGCGGACCAAACTCCAAACAGTGGTTATGACTACAATAACACAAAAGACCTTTACGATAGATTCTATGAAGGTAACGAACCAGCTTTAGACCCACCAGGTTTATATGACTATTCAAAAGGTCAATATTCTGCAATTACTGCACAAGTTGCAACAGTTGCTTGGACAGGTGACCAATTAGTACAATCAGCATATACGTTATCTGATTATAGAAAAGTGTTAATTGTTATGACAGGTTTTGCAGCTGACGGAGCTGGTAAATTAATCGGTCCTGATGGTCAACCAATGGATAACGAATCTTTCTTAGCTGATTTAACAATTAAAGGTGTTTCTGGAAATGCTACAACATCGGCTAATACACAAAATCCTTACTTATTTAGAGTTGTAACTCAAAAATATGGTAAAGGTATTGTTGAGTACGGAAATAACAACTCTACATTAGTATTCCCTAATAGTAAAACAGGTGGTGGTCAATATGACAACGTATGTGATGTTGAAGG